GTTCAGCAGTGATTCCGCTTGACTCGGAATCTGGGCGGGATCGCCATTCGGGAGATGCCTAATGATGACGTAGTTCTTGGAGAAGGCATTACCGGTGGTCTCGGCCTCGAGGGCCATCATGCCATGCCAAGAGTCAAATTGGCGAGCAACAGACTGGAGACGAGGCGGGGAGAGAGGGTTGACCGGGATCTGAGCAAGGAGCTGACCGGGAGTGGAAGAGGGAGGGATGGTAACGGTGAGGAGTCGCTCAGTGTCTCGGAAGTGGACCTCTGACATGTTGGGGCGAGGAGCTCGGGCTCTTTTAACCGGCTTGCGCGTGGCGCGTTGGAGTTGCGCCGGGCGTCTGGGCTTGCTGTTGGGCCCAGGCTGTTTTCGGGGTTGGAGAGTGGGAACGTTAGCGTTGCGTGGCATGTTTGTTCAGGGTTGGTTGGAATATAGAAAGCTAATGACCCCTAGAAGAGAGTGTTGGCGATGGCAGTGAGCCCTCTCTTGAACATGCGCTTGCTGTCACGATTGTGTTTGCCCTGGGTGTGTGCGAGTTTGCTGTTGCCGGGAGTCTTATAGAAGATCGCTTCATGCTGGGAGAGCTCGTTGAACGGGATCTCGCCGCGGGAGAAGCGTGAAATGAAAGAGAGAAGTACGTCAAAGTCGGAGGTCACTCTGGTGTTGTTCCAGTGGTAGAGCGAGTTGACAATGCACATGTTGTTCCCAGCATCAATGTCGATCGGCTTCAGAGTCCCGGCGAGGGCTTTTGCGTAATTGTCATAGTCCTCCTTGTTGTTGTAAGCGCGAGAGGTGATCTTGGCGGCGATGCGAGCGAAATCCAGGGCGACCCCACGTGGCGACACGAGGAAAGAGACGAACTGGCCAACGGCAGAGGAATTAGGTTTGAATTGGAAGCCGCACTGCTTGTTGTACCTGTTGAGACGTTCCATGTTGAATGCGACGTTGGGCCCGCGCGCGAGAGAGTCATCACCCTTGATGTACAGTTTGTCGAAGTCAGTCATCACATCTAGACAAATCGCTAGATTGAAGAGACAATTGTCGACGAGGGTGTGAGGAGCGCCAGAATCTTTCTTGTCGTTGACGACAAGAGAGGACTGGGCCGCGCAGATACGACGAGTCTTGAGCTGTTCGCAAAAATATGAAACGAGTTTGGCTGGGCAACCAATTCGGATGAGGGCTCGCTTGAGGATCTCGCGTGTTAGGTTGTTCTGGTTGGAGTCGAACTTGGTCCAATCGTTGTCGATGTAGCGTTCACCTTCCACTGTGTCTTTCTCAAGGATTGCCATGACCTGGACATCCGACATCTGGGAGAGGATGCGTACAGTCCCTTTGGATTGGTTGACGAGGACTTGTTCAAGAAGACGGGTCCAAGGTGCCATGATGAGGTTGAGCGTCTTTTCCCAGGCGGAGATGCCTTGTCCTGCTTTGTCCGCTTCCAGAGGGTCTTTGCCGAGCATCGGTTTCTGTTGAGCCTTGAGGAACGACTTGACGAGGTTGACGGATTGGTCGGTCCAGGAGTCGATTTCCTTCAGCTTGGAGATATCGTGCCCGCGTTTTTCCATCTTCTCGATGGCTTCCAGGAAGCACTGGTGGTGAGCGTTCGGTGGAAGTTCCCAGTTGAAGTGCTCTTCGACGCGACCGAAGAGTTCTTGAGCGAGGGGCTTGCAGGCCTCGTCGGGCAAGTTCTTGGTGGAATGGGTGAGCCGCTCAAGGTTTGTGCGCAGGAGGAGATGGCTCTGATGTCCTCTAGTGACCATGGTGCGCTGGGGGGCTTTGAATCTGTAGACCTTGTGGGGCTTGGACTCAAACTGTTCTTCATCACCAAGGGCGGCGAGCCTGATGACACCTTTGGCGTCCTTCCCGGTTTCTAGCTGAGTCGAGGTAACGGAGATCTCTTCACGGGGCGCCACAGCGGGGTAGTACTTGTCCAAAACCAGACAGGCGGTGCCGACTTCGGACTTGCAGAAGGAATAGGGTATGACTTTTGGGGCGGTTTCTTCCATGACTACTCCTTTGGGCATCGGGGCTGCATCGACGGCTTGGAGGTCCACGTTAGACTGGTCAGCGGTGAGGTTGAGTGGAGTCTTGTCGTTGATGAACGTGGTCAGGTCCCCGTTAGGAGAAGAGTCCTTGATGAAGAGGTTGGTAGTGTGCCTTGTAAGCCCGACGATCAGGTGGTTGGGGCTTTTGCGAATCAGTTCTTCTTCAGCGTGAGTGCCTGAGTAGTGGAGGATGACGCTGGAGAAAGTCTGGCCCTGGCATTCATGAACGGTGAATGCATTCTTGCCGGCGAACTGTTCGATTTGACTTTTGCAGAGCTGGGTGAAGCAAACATTAACTGCCTGATCGTTCTTAAAGTTGGCGTTGACGTGGGTGATAGAGGCGTTGCGTTTCGAAGTGGAGGAGATGCCGGGGTAGGCAGCGCGAATGATGGGCAAGGCAGCAATGTCTTGCGGGCACCTCTTAGTGGTCGTGATGTGGTGGCGGGGAATTGCCGGGAGAAGAGCTTCCAACATGGTGACGCCTCGCCAGAGACCGGAGAAGTCAACGTGTTGGATCTGCTTGGGATCCCCGACAATGAGCACTTGATGCTCAGCGGCAATGAAATTGATGTAGGCGATAGGGAGGGTGAAAGCCTCTTCGATGATGACCAAGGCCCACTTCTGTTTCTTGAGTGCGCGGAGTCCGGTGTGCATGGTGGCGGCTTGGGAAGGTGCCTTGAGTTCCTTCTCGTACTTGTCAGCGAGTGCGCGGGTGGGGCAGAGCACAAGCACCGGGCCGGAAGGAATGGTGGCCGGGATGATATCGTTGATGACCATGCCAGTTTTGGCCCCGCCGGGAACGCCGGTGAGCGCAAACATGTTCTCGATATGGAGTCGTGCCGGTTTGCGGAGGACGAGCTCGTCATGGGCACTCTTGAGGGCGATCTTGAGCGGTTTGGCATCGGCCTTCTCGGAACCTTGGAGACACTCGCGCACCAGGATCTCATGCTGTTCTTCGGCGAGATAAACTGGACCGATGCCTGGATCCACGTTGACAGGTTTGTTGAACTTGAGGGCCCAGTCAGGGGTGACGCGGCCTAGCGGGGTTTCAGGGGCAAGCTGATGTTCCTGGGCTTGGACGATCTCTTTCAGGGTCTGTTCCGCTTCCGGGAGGGTCTCGATGTTGTAGGAGA